GGCCCCGCCGGCCCGGTCGGCCCGGTGGCACCCGTCGCCCCGGTGGCGCCCGTCGGGCCCTTCAGATTCCCCTGCAGCAGCCACGCCGGGCCCGTGCCCGCGCCGAGGCCGTCGGCCACCACGTCGGCGAGCAGGTTCACCACGTTCCACACCGTGGTCGGGTACACGGCGCTCGTGGCGGTATAGCCCACGACGTACAGCGAGTAATTGCCGGTGTTGATCTGCGTCGAGTTGGCCTGCGCGACGTAGTTGCTCGGATGCAGCACCGCGACGCGATAGGACGTGCCCAGGTCGAGCGGCACGGGCGTCGGGAGGGGCGCCGTCTGCCACCCCGAGGCCGTCTCCCCGGTGAACGTCCCCGCCGCCATGACGACGCCATCGGGCACGCGATACACCGCAAACTGATGCGTCCCGGTATCCGCGACGGCCTTGTAGAACTTGACGCCGCGGAGGTAATTGCCCGCCACCGCGCAACTGAACTGGATGGCCGTCCACAGCGGGCCGTCGCTGAAGGCCACCGGCGCCGGCGGCACCGTCGGGGCGTAGATCGATCCCGTCGTGACGCTGGCGACCTGTTCGTACACGTCGCCCGTCGTGGTATCGAGGTACCAGTCCCCGACCGTCCCGAGCGTGCCGGGCGGCGCCCCGGCCCCGGACCACCATTGCTCGGCCACGCCCGCCGGCCCCGCCGGCCCCGCCGGGCCCTGCGGCCCGGTGGGCCCCGGTGGCCCGGGCGTGCCGCCGCCCCCCCCGCCACGGGCCCGCAACGGCGGCCGCCACTGCGGCACGGGCGGCCCGGTAATGGTCGCGTTCGGCATCCGTCACTCGCCCGGGCCCGGCAAGAGCCCGACCCCCGCCAGCCGCTCGGGCCACTCGCCCCGCGTCGAGAACGCCTCCAACTCCGCATCCGACAGCTGCTCGAGCACGTGCAGGTGGAGATGCGCCTTCCGCTCCACCTTGTCCCCCGAGGTCGTCAACAAGAGATCCGCCGCCCGGATGGCATCGGCGTCGCGCTTGGCCCGCCCCCGCCGCTCGCCCGTCCCGCGGTCCTTCACCCCGCCCGCCAACTCCGCCACGTGCTCCATCACCGCCGGCGCCGCCGCCTTCGCCGTCGCCAGGACCCCGAACTCCCCCCGCAAGACGCGCTCGAGTTGCGCGTCCCGCACCAGGGCCACGATCCGCACCACGGCCGGATGGCGCAGCGCCCGCACCGCCGCCGCCGCGTTCGTGTAGCCGATGCAGCGCGCAATCGCCGTCGCGTCGTAGCCCCCCAGGTGCAACATCGCCACCGACCAGAGCCGCGTCGGCGCCGAGCGCCGCAACGCCTCCAGCGACAGCCCCGCGATGCTCTCCAGCCACGCCCGTTGCTCCGCCACCCGCACGGCATGCGACGCCTTGGCGGCCTTGCGCATCTGCGCCAGCCGCTCCGCCACCACCGCCGGGCTCGGCCCGGGATGCGGCTTCGTCCCCTCGCCCGTCCGGTAGTTCCGCGGCGCCTCGGCCATCCCGGCCGCCCGGTGTAGCACGAACCCCCCCGGTTGAGCATCCGGCCCCCGGCCGGGTGCCCCCTGCTCAATACGCAGGCACCGCCCCGCGGCATGGCCCCCGGCCCGTCCCGGCCCGTCCCGGCCGGTCCTGCACGCTCGCGCTCCGCGCTCGCTCAACCCCTTGCTGCGCAAGGGCTTGCCGGCCCGGCCCAGCCAGCTGGCCAGCTAGCTTGCCCGCTGGCTACTGGCGCAGGGGCCTTGGTGTCCTGCTGTGGCGGGGTCCTGGTTTCGCCGGGACCCTGCCCGGGCCTGTGCGATGGCAGGGGCCTGGTTTCGCCTGACAGTGGCCTGAGCAGGTGCCTCCCCGGGGTGCGAGTGGAGGCGCGCAGCGCCGGAACGGCTCATCCCTTGGGGCGGAGCCGGCCCGGCCGGGATTGGCTAGGAACCTAGCTGGCAAGCATCTGGGGGGGTGTGGGGGGTCCCTGGCGGGCCTGGCACGGCCGGACCGGGATCCCATCCGGCGGCTCGCGGAGCGTCCCTTGGACTGCGGCGCGGATGCGCAGTTCTATCATACCGTGGGTCAAGGGCTCTAGGGGGTGCGCGGCCCGGGGGGCGCGAGGGCGGCAAAGGCGGCGCGGAGGATGGCCCGGCGGGGCTCGCGGGCGGCGGCGAGATAGGTGTCGGCGCGGTAGACGCTCCAGTAGGGGCGGCCGGGGGCGGGGGCGACGAGCCGGGCGCCGAGGTCGCGCAGCATGGGGGTCCACGCGGTCTCGGGGAGGTCCAGCAGGCCGGCGGGGCCGGGGCCGGTCCACGCGGCCAGGCCGCGGGCCCGGGCGCGGAGGGCGTCGTGGCTGCGCTGGCGCATGGCGGGGGGGTGTAGCACGGCGCGGGCCCCTTGACGCCCCGGGGGGGGGCATGGCACACGGCCCGCCCCGGACTGCCATGCAAGGGCCTCCCGCGCCGGTCGCCCGGACTGTCACCGCCCCCGGTGATTCCCCCAAGGGCGGCCGGCGCGTCGTGCGGGGGGCCGGATGATTCCCGAGCGCATCGAGCTGACGCCGGCGGAGGTGCAGCTGGCGGCGCTGGTGGGGGCGCTGCGGCGCCACCACGGGCTGACGACGGGGCGCCGCGACACCGGGTCGCCCTACACGCGCTGGCAGCGCGACGTCGAGGGGTGCGGGGGGGAGGTGGCGCTCGCGAAGGCGCTCGACGTCTTCTGGTCGGGCACCGTGGGCACGGTGCGGGCGCCGTACGACGTCGGCACGTATCAGGTCCGGACGGTGGCGCGGCCGACGGACCGGTTGATTCTGCGGCCCGACGACCCGCTGGGCGCGATTTTCGTCCTCGTGGTCGGGTTGTTGCCGACGTTTCGGCTGCGGGGGTGGATCCGCGCCGCCGCCGCGCGGCGCCCGGAGTGGCTCGATGCGCCGGCGGAGCGCGAGCCGGCGTGGTTCGTGCCGCCCGACGCCCTCGCGCCGCTCGCGACGTTGCCCGGCGCCACGCGCCGCGGCTTGCGGGTCGTGGGGGCGTGAGGGCGGGGGCCGATGAGCGCGCCCGCGCAGGGCCCGCCGCCCCAGGTCGTGGTGCCGGGCGCGGGGTGGGTCGATCTCGCGTCGCGGGTCGTCGTGCAGGTGGGCTTTCCCGTCGTCGTGGCGGGGGTGTTGCTCTGGTTCCTGCTCACCCGCTTTCAGGACAACATGAATCTCATCGTCACCCGCATGGCGGCCAACACCGACGTTGTGGCGAAGTTGATTGCGAATGAGGAAGCGATGTTGAAGGAGCTCGAGGCCCACAGCAAGGAGCTCGGGATGCAGACCCTCTATCTGAAAGACCTGATGGACAAATCGACCCGCCTCCTGCAGCTGCAGGAGGAACGCCAGAAGTATTTCACCGAGCGGGGGCGGCCATGAGCGCCGGCGCGCTCAACCGGACCTACTACTTCGACGGCGTGCGCGGGCCGCTCTTTGCGGGTGCCATGACGCAGCCGCAGGTGGACGGCCAGACGGCGTTGCTGGACGCCGCCGAGCAGCGCGGCTGGGATGATCGCTGGCTCGCCTACCTGCTCGCGACGGCGTATCACGAGACGGCGCGCACCATGCAGCCGATCGCGGAATACGGCCAGGGGAAGGGGAAACCCTACGGCGTGCCCGACGGGCCGTATGGCCAGGTGTACTACGGCCGCGGGTTCGTGCAGCTGACGTGGTACGACAACTACCAGACGCAGGACCAGAAGTTGCGGCTGAACGGGCAGTTGGTGCGGATCGCCGACACCGCGCTTGACCTCCAGATCGCGACCGACATCATTTTCGGCGGCATGCAGGACGGCGACTTCACGGGCGTCGGGCTCCCGAAGTACATCAGCGCCACGCAGACCGATTTCTACAACGCCCGGAAGATCGTCAACGGGCTCGACCAGGCGAGCACGATCGCCGGGTATGCCGTCACCTTTGCCAACGCCTTGACGCACGCCGCCCAAGCGGCGTGAGCGGGAGAGACCACCGCCATGGAAAAGCGCCCCGAGGATGAGGGAGTGCCGCCGCCGACCGACGAGGACGCCGTGAAGGACTTGGAGGACCCCGAGCCGCCCCCCACGGACGACGACGACGAACCCGACGACGCGGGCGCGTAGCCGATGCCGTTTCTCGGCGCCCGCGGGGCGGCGCCCGACCCGCGCGGGGCCGCGGCGCAACCCATGCCGGGTGTGACCGAGTGGCGCTGCCCGCGCAACGGCGTCCACGTCGTCGAGGTCCACTATACCGCCGACCCCGCGAAGCGCGACCCGGCGTGGAAGCGGGAGGCGATGCGCGGCATGCCGCCGCGCGGCTGGGCCCGCGAGTTTGAAATTGCCTTCGATCTCGCGAGCGGCGAGCCCGT